GGCGGCGTGCTCCAGCAGGCGGCCGAACCGCAGCTCGCGGCCGACGCCGACTCGGCGGCCATCATCGCGAAGGTCAACTCCACACTGACCAAGCTCAAGGCCGCCGGCGTGCTCGCCTAAAGGGAGGCAATATGGACGGCTACCCACTCCAACCGTTCAACCTGTCCGGCAATCAGACCGATGGCGGCACGGGCGGCGATAGTGCCGTGGATGACGGCGAGCCGTTCGCGCAGGTCGGAGACCTCGAAGCACGCTGGCATGCGCTCACCGGCGAGGAATACAACCGCGCCGAAGCGCTGCTCGCGGACGCCTCCGACCTGATCCGCACCACCTGCCCGCGCTGGCACACCGCCAAGCCCGCCACACTGAAGCGCATCGCCTGCATGGTCGTCAAACGAGCCATGCAGGCCGGCCCCGACATGTCGGGCGTCACCCAATCCACCCAGACGGCCGGCAGCTACAGCGAAAGCCTGAGCTACGCCAACCCCGCCGGCGACCTCTACCTCACCACAAGCGAGAAGGAAGCCTTGGGCGGCGACGGCGAGGCATGGGCATACGACATGGCCGGAGGCGCGGCATGAGAGGCGAAACCATCACCCTCATCCACCGCACCCCGGCCGGCCACGACCCCGGCGGCGGCATCATCTGGAACACCCACGAGGAACAAATCGACGACGTGCTCATACAGGACGGCAGCCAGTCGAACTCCACCGACCCCATCCGCCCCGACGGCATCCGCACCGCCAAAACCATCCACATGCCCCGCGCATGGCCCTACCAAAGCCTGCGCGGAGCCAAAGCACGCATCGACGGCGTCGAATACACCGTGATCGGCGACCCCCGCCCCTACGACGGCGGCCTCACACCGACCCGATGGAACCTCACCGTCGAACTCGCCGACACCAGAGGATAGGAGCGCAACACATGGCGAAAGTCAAACTCAACCTCGCAGGATTCCGCCAAATCCGCCAATCCGCCGGAGCCATGCACGCCATCACCGAGCAGGCCAAACGCATCGCCGACACGGCCAACGAGCTGGCGCAAACCAAAAACGCCCACTACGACCACGCCGTGGCCCGCACCACCGACCACGGCTCGGTCGCACTCGCCACCACCAAGGGCAGCGGCGCGGCCGCCTACGACAACGCCAAACACAACACACTGCTCAAGGCGGTGGGCTGACTTGGCGCTCAACCTCGAAAAAACAGTCAAGGACTGGATCGACGCCGACCCCAACGGCGACGGGCTGACCGCATACCTCGAAGTCCCCGCCGACCGCCCGCAACGGTTCGTGACCATCGAACGCACCGGCGGCAACGAACTCGAATACAGCAGCCACCCCACCATCGCCGTGCAGGCATGGGCCGAAACCCGATGGCAAGCAAGCCAACTCGCCACCGAAACCGTGCTGCCCCGCCTGCTCGACCTCGACCTGCTCGACCCCATCGCCGCCGTCACCGTGGAAAGCGTCATCGACTTCCCCGAACCCGGCCCGCCTCCCCAACCCCGATACCAGATCACCATCCAGCTCGACGCCGCCGCCCAATAAGGCGACGCCAACCATCGAAAGGCACCATCATGGCCGAAACCAACCACAACAACAAGAAAAACGTCAGCCTCGGCAAACCCAAGAAGACCGGCTGCCTCTACTACGGGCCAGCCGGCATCGCACTGCCCACCGACGCCACCACCGCCCTGCCCGCCGCATACACCTGCGTCGGCTACCTGAGCGAAGCCGGCGTCACCAACGCCACCGACACCGACACCACCGACATCAACGACATGGGCGGCATCAAGGTACTGTCCGAGATCAGCGGCTACGGCGAAACGTGGCAGTTCAACATGATCGAAACCAACGAAGCCAGCCTCAAACTGCGCTTCGGCACCACCAACGTCACCGGCACCGGCGACAAACTCACCGTCTACCACGCCATGCCCGCCGGCGAAAGCCTCGTCCTCGTGTTCGAGATCGCCATGACCGGCAACCGCGTCAAGCGCATCGTCGTCGCCGACGCCACCATCACCGAATTCGACGACACCACCTACAGCGCCGGCGACGCCATCGGCTACGGCGTCACCATGAGCGCCAACCCCTCCGACCTCATCAACGGAGCCACCAGCGTCGAATACATCGCCGCCGTCACCACCACCTCCACGACCGCCAAGTAACCACACCCCGCGCCCGCCGTGAACGGCGGGCGCACCCCTCCAACAAAAGGATCACGCCATGGCCGCCAAACAGCCCCAAGACCACAAGACCCCGAAAACCCAGCCCAAAACCGTCGAAGTCATGGGCGTCACCCTCACCATCAGCCCCGCGATCTTCGACGACCTCGACATGGTCGAATACCTCTACGACCTCCAGAACGCACAGGACGGCGACGGCACCGGCGCATTCGCCATCGTCCCCTTCCTCAAAAAACTCTGCGGCTCCCAATACGCCGCCATGAAGAACACCCTGCGCGACCACCAAACCGGCCGCGTCAGCATCGAACAAGTCAGCGACTTCATCACCCAGCTCCTCGAACAGGTCGCCCCAAACTCCTAACGCTCATAGGAATGCTCGCCAAAGCGCCCGACGCGCTCAAAGCGGACTTCCAGCGTTTCTATGGGCTCAACCCCGACCTCATGTGGACGGGCGGCCTCACGCCCACATACACCGCAGCGCTCGCCGCCTGCCTGCCACGGCAAGCCGTGATCTGGCGAGAACTCGACCCGCGCCTCGCATGGGACGACCAAACCTATCTCCTCGCCGACATTCGCGACTTCCTCGGCTTCCTCGCTTGGACGAAAACCAAGGATGCCTCCCGCAAGGGCGCGCGCTGGCGCGGTCAACTCCAACGCCCCGGCATCATCCGCCGCGAAGCCACAGGCAACGAGGTCGTCGCCATGGAAGACGAACAACTCCTCGCCTTCCTCGCCGCACCACGAACCACCATTCAGGAGGCATAGCATGGCAATCGAGATCGCCACCGCGTTCGTGCAGGTCGTGCCCAGCATGAAGGGCGTCGGCAAGGCCATCGAATCGGCGTTCGGAAGCGCCAGCGAGACCGCCGGCAACACCGCAGGCGTCAAAGCCGGCAACGGCTTCGCTGGCGGCTTCGGCACCAAACTCGGTGTCATCACCGGCATCGCGCAAAGCGTCGCAGGCAAGGCCATCGACGCCTTCCTCGGATTGAGCGGCGAAATCACCAGCGCATCCGACAGCGCCCAGAAGTTCGCCAGCACCCTGAACTTCGCCGGCGTCAGCGAAAAGCAGATCAGGAAACTCACCGCCAGCACGCAGGACTACGCCGACAAAACCGTCTACGACCTCAATGACATCCGCAACACCACCGCCCAGCTCGCCGCCAACGGCGTGCCAAACTACGACCGCCTCGCCGAAGCCGCCGGCAACCTGAACGCCGTCGCCGGCGGTTCGGCCGATACCTTCAAGTCGGTCGCCATGGTCCTGACCCAGACAGCCGGACAAGGAAAACTGACGACCGAAAACTGGAACCAGCTCTCCGACGCAATCCCCGGTGCAAGCGGCAAAATCCAACAGGCGCTCAAGGAGGCCGGAGCCTATACCGGCAACTTCCGCGACGCCATGGCAGACGGCGAGATCACCGCGCAGGAATTCAACGACGCGATCATGTCGCTCGGCTTCACCGACGCCGCCGTGGAAGCCGCCACCAGCGCCAGCACCATCGAGGGAGCTACGGGCAACCTCGAAGCCGCGTTCGTCAAACTCGGCGCGAGCGTGCTCGACAGCGTCAAACCCGCCATCACCGGCGGCATGAGCTGGATAGCAGACGGCGTCACCAACGCCGTGCCGGTTGTCCAAGCCGGCATCGAAGGGATCATCGGATGGTTCCAGAGCCTCTACGCCAAACTGGAGGAGAACGGCGCGATCACCGCGTTCAAGAGCGCGTGGGACACCATTCGGGACGCGATCATGGGCGTCGTCAACATGGTCGTGGATTGGGCTCACATGATCCCGCCCGACAACCTCGCCAACGGCATCAAACTCGTCGCCGACACTCTCAACTGGTTCGTCCAGCACGGCCGCGAGCTCGCTCCCATCATCATCGCCATCGGCACCGCGTTCGCCGCGGTCAAGGGCTATCAGGCGCTCAACAGCGGTCTACAGGCGCTAACCGGAACCATGAACACGGTGACGACCGCCGCCAAGGGCATCAGCAACGGCATCATGCTCATGACGGACCTGGGCGGCCCGGTCGCCATGCTCAAGCAGATGGCCGGAGGGCTGAGCCTCGTCAAGACCGCACAGACCGCATGGAGCACGGCCACGAAGATGGCGACCGCCGTGCAGGGCGCGTTCAATGCCGTCATAGCCGCCAACCCCATCGGCGCGATCGTCGTCGCCGTCGCGGCCGTCGTGGCCGCGCTCGTCTGGTTCTTCACCCAGACCGAGGTAGGCCGCAGGGCATGGGCCGCGTTCACTTCATGGCTGTCCGAGACATGGGCCGCGCTCGTGGAGGGCGCCAAGGCGATATGGAACGGGCTCGGCGAATTCCTCGCCAACCTATGGGCGACGATCACCGGCGGCGTGCAATCCGCATGGAACGGCATCGCCGGCTTCTTCACGGGCCTATGGCAGACGATCAGCGGCGGCGTCACCGGCGCATGGACGTCGATCACCACGTTCCTGTCCGGCGTGTGGACCGGCATCAGCACGACCGCCACGACGATATTCAACGGGATACGCGACTTCATCGTCAACGTGTTCACCGTGATCGGCGCGCTCATCGTCGCACCCTTGCAGGCGATCCGGAACGGCATCAACACCGTGTTCGGCTGGATACTCTCGTTCATCACCCAGCAGATGAACAGCACGAACACCGTATGGAGCACCATCTGGACGGCGATCTACAACGTCGTCAACACGATCTTCACGCTTATCAGCGGCTACATCTCGACCGTGGTGAACGCGATCCGCACGGTCATCGTCGTGTTCCTCAGCCTCCTCAAGGGAGACTGGCAGGGCGCATGGGACGCGATCAAATCGTTCTTCACGACCACATGGGACGGCATCAAAGCGTTCCTGTCGAACATCCTCGACGGAATCAAGGCCGTCTGGACCACCGTATGGACCGCCATCAGCACGTTCTTCACCGACGTGTGGAACAGGATCGTCGCGTTCTTCACGCCGATCATCAACGGCATCAGGAACACGATCGGCAACGTCCTCAACGCGATCAAGAGCGTGTGGACGAGCATCTGGAACGCGGTCAGGTCCGTCGCATCCACCATCTGGAACGCGATCAGCGGCGTGGTGTCCACATACATCCAGAACGTGAGCAACACCATCTCGACCGTCCTGAACGCCATCAGCGGCGTATGGACGAGCGTATGGAACAGCGTCAGCTCGTTCCTGGGAAACATCTGGCACGGGATCACGTCGGCCGTGTCCAACGGCATCCAGAACGTGAGCAACACCGTCGGCCGCATCAAAAGCACCGTGCTCGGCGCGGTCAGCGGCGCGGGCCAATGGCTGTACGACACGGGCCGTCAGGTCATCAGCGGCCTCATCAACGGCATCGGCGGCGCGTTCCAATGGGTCAGGAACACCATCAGCAACCTCGGCAGCAGCCTCGTCGGCTGGGCCAAGAGCGTGCTCGGCATCCACTCGCCATCGAGAATCTTCCGCGACGAGGTCGGCAAATGGATACCCGCCGGCATGGCCCAGGGCATCGACAAGGCCAGCGGCCTCGTCGCCGACAGCATCGACGGACTCACCGACATGGTCCCGACCGTCAGCCTCAAGACCGACACCAGCCGACTCGAAACCCCGCTCGCATACCACGGCACCGTCAACGGCGGCCGGATCGCGTACACGATGGACGAACAGGCCGGCGAATACGCCACCAAACAGGACATCATCGACGCGATCGACGCGGCCCTCGCCGCCGGCATCACGCTCAACCTCAACGACCGTGGCGGCGAGGTCATGGCCGGCAAACTCGCCAAACCAATGAGCTACGAACTCAACAGCCTCGCCATGAGAGGCCGTTAACAGAGAGGAAAGCATCATGCTCTACCAGCGACGCATGCGCCTGCCGCATGTCGAAGACCCCACGCTCAACGGCGTCCCGCTGGAGCGCATGATGTTCTCCCTCGCCGCCGACGGCATCACCATCGACGCCACCAAGCCCACAACCAGCACGCAGGACATGCCCGGCCGCGACGGACAACTCGACCTCACCCTCGAAGACCCCACCGGGGCCGCGTACATGGGCAACCGCGCCATCACGCTCACCCTGTACGCGATCGGCGGCGAAGACGACATCCTCGCCGCCAAAACCCGCCTCGCCGCCCTCGCCGGCACCATCGTCACGCTCTCATGGCGCAGCCTGCCCGGCGAATACCGAGGCCGCATGAGCCTCGGCGCATGGGCGGACAAATGGGCCGGCCCCCGCCAGATCGCCACGCTCGTCACCGTGAGCATCGACGCCCACCCCTACCTGATCGGCCGCGGCCGATCCATCGCGCTCAAAACGGGCGCGAACACGATCCACGTCAAAGGCAACCGGCCATGCTGGCCCACATGGACGCTCACCCCCGCCGCCAACGCCAAGACCGTCAGCATCAAGGACGCGCACGGCCACACCCTCGCCGTCGCGTCCACCACCGCCATCACCGGACGAATCAGCATCATCACCGACCCCGACCACCGGGAGCTGCGCGTCAACGGCAACCTCATGGCTCCGACCCTCGAATCCGACTACTTCCCCCTGCCGCCCGGCGTGCACACGCTCGCCCTCACCGGCTGCGCCGGCATCCTCACCTACCGGCCGCTCACCCTCATCTAGGAGACACGACCATGCGCTACATGATCTTCGACCGCTGGGGCAACCCGCTCGGCGACCTCCCATACGCCATCAAAGCCATCCGCACCAGAGCCACCGACGGCACCGACACCCTCGACATCACCACCATCGGCGAGATCAACAAGGACGAACGCATCGTGTTCAAGGACTCGTTGAACCGTTGGGCGGAATACCTGTGCCAGTCCACCCAGACCGCCCGCGCCGCAGGCATGCCCGTCACCGTCGCCTACTGCACCGGCAGCATCGCCGAACTCTCGCGCACCTATATCGAGGACAAACGCAACCGCAACGCGAACGCCAAAGCCTGCCTCGCCAAAGCCCTCGAAGGCACCCGGTGGGCGGTCGGCACCGTCGAGACCGGCACCCTCACCGGCACGGCCGACCTCAGCTTCTACCACTGCACCGTCCTCGAAGCCATCCAGAAGACAGCCGACACCTACGGGCTCGAAGTCCAGACCGAAGTCCAGCCCGACCCGACCGGCAACCGGATCGGCCGGCGCATCATCCACCTCGTCGAACACCGAGGCTCCGCCAACACCACGAAACGCTTCGAATACGGCAAGGACCTCACCCAAATCAAACGCGACATCGACAGCGGCGACGTCATCACCCGCCTCTACGGGTGGGGCAAAGGCATCGAACAAACCAACGACCAAGGCGAGGCCACCGGCGGATACAGCCGCAAAATCAGCTTCGCCGACGTCAACAACGGCAAACCCTACGTCCAAGACGACCAAGCGCTCGCCAACTGGGGCATACCCGGCCCCGACGGCACCAGACACCACAGCGAGGCAAGCGTGGACTTCCCCGATTGTGAAGACCCCCAGGAACTCCTAAACCTCACCAAAGCGGCGCTCAAGACCCGCGCCACGCCCGTCGTCTCCTACACCGCCGACGTGACCGCCCTCGGACAAGCCGGCTACAGCGCGGAAGGCACGGACGTCGGCGACAGCGTGCAGATCATCGACACCAGCTTCGCCGCACCATTGCGCCTCGAAGGCCGCATCCTCCAGATCGAGGAAGACCTTGCCGGCAGCCTCGCCGACACCAAGATCACCCTCGGCAACATCCGGCAATCCTACACGCAGCGCCTCGCCGCCCAACAGCAGGCGCTCGACAAACTCGTCTCCAACTCCGGCGCATGGAACAGCGCCGCCGGCGGCACCGGCCCGTACATGAAGGACCTCATCGACCGCATCAACCAGATCATGAACGCCACCGGCGGATACACGTACCTCAAACCCGGCCAAGGCATCTACGTGTACGACAAGCCGATCGACCAGAACCCCACGCAGGTCATCCAGATCGGCGGCGGATACTGGCGCTGCGCAAACTCGAGGAAAGCGAACGGCGACTGGAACTGGCGCAGCCTCGCGAACGGCAAAGGACTCTTCGCCGACGCGATCTACACAGGCCTGCTCTCCGACGCCGCCGGCTACAACAGCTGGAACCTCGACACCGGCGACTTCAAACTCTCCGCCCGAACGACGGTCGGCGGCAAGACGGTCGACGCGATCGCCGGAGACTCATCGGCGGCAGCGCTCGCCGAGGCGAAGAAGTACTCCGACCAGATGAAGCGTGAGTCAGACCAGACGGATCTCGACAACCTCGCGGCGGCCAAGGACTACGCGCAGTCCAAGGTCGACGAGGCGAGGAAGGACGCCCTCGCGTCGGCTTCCACGGATGCGACGAACAAGGCGAACGCGGCCCTCGAGGCGGCGAAGAAGGCGGCGCAGGCGTACGTGGACGCCTTGGACGAGTCTCTGGGCCAGAAGAGCGTGTTCGACCGGCTCACGAACTACGGCAAGATCCAAGGCCTGTTCATGCAGAACGGCAACCTGTATGCCAACGCGTCCTACGTCAAGTCCGGCGTCCTGGACGCGAACCTCGTCAAGGCGGGCATCCTGACCGACAAGAAGGGCCTGCAGTACTGGGACATGACCACCGGCGAATTTCGACTGGCCGGAACCAGTACCATTGCCGGCAACAAGGCGAGCGACCTCGCCACCACCACGGCGGCGCAGCGGCTCACCTCCGAAGCCGAGGCGGCGGCCAAGAAGTACGCCGACGGCATCGGAACGGACACGCTCACCTCAGCCAAGGCCGACGCCGCAAGCAAAGCAAACGCCGCGCAATCCGCTGCGGCCGCCGATGCTACCAAGAAGGCGAACAGCGCGGAAGCCAACGCCAAGAAAGCCGCCTCGACGGACGCGACGAACAAGGCGAACGCGGCCCTCGAAGCCGCCAAGAAGGCGGCAGCCGACGGCGACACCAGCACGCTCGAAGCCGCCAAATCGTATGCCGACAACACGGCCACGAGCCATGTGAACACGTTCGAAAAGTCGCTCACACAGCAGTACATCTTCAACAAGCTCACCGACGGAGGCAAACTCCAAGGCCTCTACATGAGCAACAACCTGCTGTACGTCAATGCCACATACCTGCGGTCCGGCATCATCAGCGGAGCGAGAAGCTACTGGAACCTCGACTCCGGAATCTTCAGCATGAGCGACGCGAACGGAGTCGAAACGATTCATCTCGACGGCAACGGCAGCCACAACACGCTCACCGGCACCTTCCAGACTGGCACGTCCGGCTCACGACTGTTGATGAGCCCGAGCTTCAAGCAGACACCAGTCGGCGGAACCGCCGACATCACCGGCGCCGGCATCTCGTTCATCCACGCAACCACGGCGGCGCAGCATCCATACATCGCTGCCGAGTCCACGAATTCCGAACTGGGCGAGATCTCGACGCTGACGTTCAACGGCGGCAGTCGGGCGGACACCGATCCGGGCGCCTTCGTGCGAGTTGGCAGCACGAAAAACAACAACAACAACAAGAAAGAGGCTATATTCCAAGCGCTCGCCTTGCGCGACTACAGCGTGGCGTCCAGTGACGCGAAAAGCTCCGGCGCGAGACTGGTGTCCCTCGCCTCTCCTGCGACCGACGCTTTGGACACATACGCGGAGATCGCATCATGGGATCCGAACGGCGTCGTCGGTGTAAAGGCTGACATCAACACGGGATACCTCTACATGGGTGGTTTTCTCGGAGGATACACGAACCGTCACACGTTCGTGGGATCCGCGGCATGGAAGGCATGGAAACCGAATGGCGGATCAATATCGGTCGGCGCAAGCGTCTCCGTGCACTTCTCCACAGGGTCCCCAGCCAAATACGGAAGATACTACGCCGTCGCAAACGCCGACGGCGAATGGGGCGGCATCATCATGCACGTCAAAAACACCGGAGGCCAATCCGGATGGGACATCCAACTGTACAACGCCGACCGAAACCCATGTTCCGTCGACATGTATTGCGAAACCCTCGGATGGCTCGTCAAATAAGGAAAACCGAACATGAGACAAACCATGACAATGAGCGATGGGAACATCATCGTCAACTGCGATGAACCCATCAACGGATACCAGCAATTTGTATTCTCGCCGGAAACCATCGCCTCCTGGACGGCGCTGCTCGGACTCGGATCCACAACCGAAGCCGTAGCCGCGATAATGCAAGGCGTCAAAGACACGACACGATACGATCCAGCGACCGGCCGGGGAGTCTGGACGGAAGCCTACGAAGCACTCGAAGCGGCGCTGAACGACAGTGCGGCGGACATGTCAATGCTCGCCGATGACGGAACCGTCCAGAACGATCCGCTGACTGTAGCCCGCAACGACACCAGAAAAGGCATGCACCTACCAACCATCCCGCAACAGGCGCAATCGGTATCGACATACGCCCTCGAAGACTCAGACACGGAAACCGGCATAGACACGTCCTGCGTTGACGCACAGGCGCTTTCCGACCTGCTCTCGGACAAGAGAGTCGCCAACGCCATCGACAACGCCGAGGAAAGCTTCTACGCAAGCCTCATGCCGCAACCAATAACCAGATGAAAGGTAGTAGAAAAATGAACGATGACCAGCAGTACGTCAGCTTCGACCGACTCGTATCGCAGAAGCTTTCCGAACAACTCGCCGACGCGAACCGGCAGATCGCCACACTCGCCGCCATGTGCGACATCAAGGACGCGCAGATAGCCGAACTCCGCAGCCAGCTCGAAAACAAGGACGACGGCAATGGCAACGCTTGACAGCTTCCGCGAAGCCACAGGCGAACCCATCCAACTCGACCTAGCCAACGGCTACATCGCAGACATACGCCTCAACGCCGGCGACATCAACGGCCGCACCATCACCGTCGAACTCACCGACAACGGCACCCCCATCACCACAACCACCGGAATCACCTGCGCGCTCGCCTACAACACCAGTCCCGGCAGCGACCTCGGCGACCGCGTGACCATGAGCGCGGTCAGCGGCGCGGCGACGGCCACGTTCCGCGCGGCGGT